CCTGCCCCGCCGCGGCAATGCACCGGCACAAATCGCGCAGCAGCTCCTCTGTAACGGGCCCGTATATGTCGGCTATCAGTTCCCGCAGCCCGTCAATTTCCTGCGGCGTCAGTGCCATGGCCTCACCTCATGCCCGCCTGGGCGGTCAGTTGCGTCATTTCCGGCATGTACCTTTCACGGATAGCCGCCAGCTCCTCCGGCGTCCCGCAGGGCAGGTCATATTTTTTGGCAAGCGCCAGCTCCGGCTTCAGCATCCCAGCCTGCACCAGCTCCAGCGTGTCCTGCCAGTCCTTCTCCGCGTCGTACAAAACGCCGTTGCCCCAGCTCACGCTCAGCAGCTCCTCCATGTCCACCGCCTGGGCGCTGCACAGCCCCAGCGCCTGGCCCCACAAATCCGTAATGCGCAGCGTTTCCAGCAGCGCGTCATACCACATCTGCTGCAAATCCATAATGGACAGGCTGTAATCGCCCTCGCTGCTACTTATTTCCTTCGCCGTGCGCTCTGCCGCCTCCACGTCCGACAAAATGCCGCGCTTCAGCCCAATAATGTTTTCGCACGCTTTCAAATAACTCTGCTTGCGCCGTTCAAAGCTTTCATCTCGCAGGGCCGGTGAAAATATCGTCAGGCCCCCGTCCCCGGTGTCGCCGTCCAACCCCACAAAAACATCATCCTTCAGCTTCGCCACGCCGCCCTCCGGTCCCGGCATCACCAGCTTGTCCGCGTTCGCCATAATTCTGCTGCGCCCCAGTTCAAACTCGCGCCCCAGCTGATACTCGTTGCGGTAAATGTTATGTATCAGCTGCACTGCGCCCTCGTATACGCTCACGCCGTCCGGGCTGCCGTCCACATTGTTTGCCATGGGCAGCCGGATGTAGGTCATTCCCAGCCCGCCAAAGGGCATGCTGTAGGTGTACTCCGGCGCAAGGTGCGCATACTGCGGCAGGCTGTCCAGCCGCACCTCGCGGCCCAGCGTCTCGCTGGTGGACGATACATACAGCCTATATCGGATAGTTAAATACCCGTGCCCATCCACGCTGCGGCGCTCCAGCAGCGTATAGCAGCTGTCACCCGCCCGGCTCCGCTCGCTCAAAAGCACGTCGGTGATGCCCTCCGGCCCGCGGGCCAGTACGTTGTATCTGTCGCGCCGCACCATCTGGTAGGCAAGCCCGCCTGCGCTGCCCGGCGCAGGCTTCACAAAGCCCTCGCCGCCCACCAGCACCCACTGCAGCACCTCCTTTTTTATGGCGTCTATGCGGCTGCGCTGCGCGTCCAGCCACGCGGCCTTTCCACTCAGCGCCTGCCCGTTAAAGGCCGAATCATACTCCGCAAAGCATGCCTTTGTCAGCTTGTTGGTGATGGTGTAGGGCAGGCGCTGGGCCGGGTTTTCCTCCATGCCCTTTACTGCTTCGCGCATAAAAAACAGTTCAAACCATTCCCGCACGGCCTCCTGCATGGCGGGCGTGCTGATGTCCTTCAGCTTCGCTGCCTGCGCTCCTGTAATGGCGGCATCGTCAAATAGTGCCCGGATTACTGCGTTCATCTGCCGTTCCTCCTTTCAAAACAATTTGCGGCCGCCTTGCCCGCAGCCCGCGCTCCATGCCGTCTATGTACGCCCGCAGCGTGCGGTTTTCCGCTTCCAGCTCCCGCACGCGCTTTTGCGCCGTCTCCAGCGCGTCGCCGTATTCCAGCACCGCCCAGCTTGGCAGGTATTTCTTCAGCAGCCACTCCCTCAGCTTCATGCTTTATGCACCCTTTCGCTGCCAAATACGGCTGCAGGCGTACCGCGCCGCGTCTATGCCGTGGTCTCGCGCATCCATCAAAGTGCCCAGCACGGTTCCATCCGGCGCCACCTCATATTCCCATTCCAAAAACTCCTGCAGCGTGCACGGGCAGCGGTTCGGGTCTATCACAATGGCGGTCAGCCCCTGCAGCCATTTCACACCCAGTTCACGGCTGCCCGGCCCCTTTCGGGCGGGCCAGCACCGCAGCCCAAAGCTGCGGTAGTCTGCACAGGCTTTTTCATCCGAAAGGTCGGCCAGTATCAGCTCGCCCGGCGCCACCCGTTCCTTGACGATTTTCGCCGTGACATGGTTTGTCAGCTTGTTGCCTCTAGCCTCGTCGAATATATAAAGCGTGCGAGTGCCCGCGTGGTAGTAGGTGCGGATAAACACCCACGGGTCGGGGTACCAGCCCCAGTCCACGCCGCTGATGATATTGTCAAAGCCCGCTATCTCCTTTGCCGTTATTTTTCGGCTCACAATGTTGTCAAACACCTGCGTGCCGCTGCCCACCATTTCGCCCAGGTACATATGCCGGTATATCAGCGGCTTTGTCTTGCGCAGCCAGTCCGCGCCGTCCAAAAATTCCTTGCCCAGCCATTTCCGCGGCGCGTCCAAATAAGACGAGTGGTGCACCAGCTTACCCGGCTGCTGCTCCCGCGCATACCGGTTTGCCCAGTTGCGGGCATTTGGCGGCGGGTTATAGCTGATAAGCGTCAAGGTCGGGTTGTCGCCTGAGCCGCGGAAGGCCGATTGCTTCACGCTCAATACAGCGTTTTCCCCGCGGCGCAGCTGGTCGGCCTCCTCAAACCACAAACAGCCAATGTACCCAAATTGCGGTTTGATGCCCTTTATCTTCATTTCGTCGTCCAGCCCGCGGAAATAGATGGTCTGCCCCGTCGGCTTATAGATAAGGCGCAGCGGGTTCTTTTTTTGTATAAAGCTATCCGTAAGCCCCAATATGGCAATCGCCCACAGCATTTGCGCATACACGCTATCCTCCAGCGTGTTGCCCATCTGCCGCATCACCAGCGCGTGGCTCTTCGGCCATTTCAATAGCCATAGCACAATTTCCACACTGCAAAACGAGCTTTTCAGGCTGCCGCGCCCGCCCTCCTCCACTACCGTGTGCACGCTCTGGCTTCGAATCGCCCGGTGCGAGTCGTAAAACGCCCGGCCTATCACGTCTTTCAGGTCAACATTCACCGCCGGGCGGTTATATGCTGTCAACGATGTTCACCTCCGCCGCTCCGCCGCTGTTCTCCCTCTGCAGCTCCGTCCATAGCCGGATGGCGTCCATATCGCCCGCCTGGCATTTGCGCATCAGCACCGCATGCACCGCCGCAGTCTCCTCCACTGTGTATTTCTCTGTCAGAAGGTCAAGCAGCTGTAAAAAATCCCGCTTACTGGTGTGCGTATACTGTTTACGCAGCATTTTCAAGTCGTTCACAAAATCAAAATCGCGCGCGTTTTTCTGTTGCTCAATGGCCGCTGCCAGCGCGTCTATGCTCGTCTGCTGCGTCCTTTTCATTTTGCTTTTCTCCCTCGCTTTCGCCATAGCCCCAAAATTGCCCCTGTACGCAAAAAAGCCCCAGGCGGGCAGTTTCCCCGCCGTGAGCTTGTAAACGGTTGTAAACGCCTTCAAAACGGCAGTAAATGGGTTATTGTAGCAGGCTTGCGTAAACACCCGTTTTTTCGGTGGGCGCGCTTCGCCGTCCGGCCATTTCTGCCCGGTTTTTTTCGCCTTATGCCCGCCGCTCGCTCCGCAGGGGACGCATCAACCCCGCCTTGCTCCCGGCTACCCTGTCCGCCTTTTACTTGTTGTAAACGCTTTTTGTAAACCCTGTTTTCCGCACACAGCGCGGAAAGGGGCAGGCTGGCCGCCCGCTCTCCTTCAAGGCCCATACGCACCGCGCGCATAGCTCCGGCGGCTGCATCAGCCTGCACCCGGCAATTTTCCGCGCCAAAGCCCGCCGCCGCGCCCCGAATGTTCCGCGCTTTTTCATAGTGCTGCCGCCTCCTGTACGATAATACTGAAGCGCAGCCTGCGCTGCGTGCCCAGTATGTCCGCCAGCACGGTGGCCCGGCGCTGGCGACGGTCCATGTGTACAATGCTGTCCGCAAACTGCACCAGCGGCCCGTCTGTCACGCGCCAGCCGCCCGGCGCAAACAGCACTGTGGAAAGGCCCAGCACCTCCGCCGAGGCCAACCCCCAGCGCACCACGTCTACCTCGGCCAGCGCCTGCGGCCTACCTGCCTCCAGCCCCAGCCAGCGGATAACGCCCTGCACGGGCGCTACTATGTGGTACAGCGCCGCGCTGTATTCCACACCTACAAATACATACCCTGGCAGCAGCAGGCGCTGCTCCTCGTGCCAGGCGCCGCGGCGGCGCAGCAGCACCTTTTCCTCCGGTGCCCGCGCCTCTATGCCCTTGCGCCGCAGCGCCTCGCATACCTCCCGCTCGCGGCCTGTCATAACTTGCAGTACATACCAGTGCATTTACAGGCCCTCTTTCTTCTTGCGCTCAATAAATTTCGCCACCTGCTTATACAGCTCCGGCTGCTCCTGCGCCAGCGCCGAGAATATCGACGCCTGCACCTCGTCCAGCGCCGCGGTCACAACATCCTTGTTCTGCATATCCACACGCTGCTTGTATGCTACCGCGCGCGTCACGCCGCTTATCTCCCGCATCAGCTTGTCCGCGCGCATCTCGCTCCAGTCCTTTTCCGTTTTGCTCGTCAGGGCAAGCATCATCTTGTGGATGGCAATGCGCAGCAAAACCTCCGCCGCGTCCTGCTCCGGGTATTTTTCCACCTCTTTGCGCAGCGCCTCGAAATTTTCCTGCGCTACTATCAAATCGCGGTAGCTCTCCGCCAACCGCTTGCCGTACCGGCTCACCGTGGACTCCGACACCGATACGCCCGCCTGCTCCTGGATATACTCCTGTATTTCGGGGATGCGCACCGTGCAGCTTAACAGCATGTTGTCCACAGCGTTGCGCACCTCCGGCGGCAGGGCCGCTATTTTCCCGTAGCTGCGTTTGCCTTTCAGCGGCATCGGCTGCTGCATCCCGTTCCCCTCCTTTACGGCCGCACCAGCGGGTCCTTAATATGCCCGCCCAACAGCTGCGTCCCTTTGGGCATCAGCTTGCACTCCAAATCCTCAAGCGGCAGGTCAGATACATGCGCAGCCAGATGCTCCTTTACGGTCCGCACCGTAATATAGCCGCTCTCCTGCAGGTAATCCAGCGCCGCGCGCAGCTCGCCCCGCGGTATCTGCTTTTCGTCCGACAAAATCGGCCCCGCGTTGCGCAGCTTGTAATAGGTGCCGCGGTACAGGTTCAGCATGCGCAAAAACACTTCCGCGGCATAGCTCATGCTCGTCAGTTCCGTGCGGGCCTCCAAATCCTTTTCCAGCATCTTATGTTCTCCTCTCCATCAGGTATCGTGTCAGCGTGTCCACCTTGTTTTCCAGCTGCAGCACGCTGCGCTCAAAATCGGTTTTCCGCAGGCATTTTTCCTTAACCTCTTTGATATCGTCGCTCAAGGTCTGTATCTCGGTTTTCATTTCCCGGCGCACGTCTTTTAATTCGCCCCGCAGCTTTTCCATGCCATCCTGCTGGGCTGTGCGCAGGCTGTCCACATCCTGCTGGTGGACGCTGCGGGGCGTGTAGTTTTCCCGCACCTCTTTGATGTCGGCGCCGTTTTTGTCCAGCTGCTTAAACACACTGCGACTCACCAGCGCACCGATAAGGGTAATAAGCGCCGTCACGCAAATTGTTATCAGCCACCATGTCCCCGCATCAAACACCATTCCGTCCATGCTCTCCTCCTGTGCCGGGCAAACAAAAAAGGTATGATGCCCGCGTTTGCTACAGGCATCATACCTTATCTTTTAGGAAGCCGTATATTTGAAGCGCTTCCTCGAAATTATTTCCGTTTCTTTTCTTAATCCAGGAAGGATAATTGTCCCGGCCCAGGCGCAGTGCGCAGCTTTTTGGCCTCCTCCTTTACAATTTCACGGATGCTTCGGTCTGTCAAGCCCCATTTGCGGGCAAGCTCATATATATTGCGCCCATTGTATTCCTGCCGTATCAGCTCATCCCGCACCGGCCGCACCAACTGCTCGGCCACCGGCACATACAAATTGCTTGTGCCGCCATAGGTATCTACCAGCCGGATAAAGCCTTCCATGCCGATTGCCTCCGCCAGTTCGCGGGCGCTGCCGTCCAAATCCTCCAGCTTCAGCTCTTTCAGCAGTTCATTGCGCATGCCGCGCCGCCTCCCGTTCCCGGCGGTATCGTTCGCTGTACAGGTATTTTCTTTCTTTTTCCTGTGTGTACCGGCTTAGTGCTTCAATAAGTGCCGCGCCCTGCACCCTGCTCAAAAATCGAAATGGCTGCGTGGGGAAGGCCGTCACGCCGAATTGCTTGTGAATGAAACCGCACAGCCGGTCACGAAGCTGCACGCCCTCCGGTGCTGGGTCGAATTTTTCAAGCTGGAACATCAGGTGCCAAACCTTTTTCTGCTGGCCTGAGCTCAGCCCGCCCGGCAGCTCCTCATACTTTCTCGGCCGCTTTGCCGGCCTGGGCCCGGCCGGGGCGCTGCGCCGCCGCAGCTCTGCCAGCACCGCCTGTGCCTCGGCGTGCGTCAGCGCCTTGACGGACTCCTTGCCCGTCAGTCCCTGCACCAGCATGTGCAGCGCATCCTCGTGCCCGCCGCCCTGCTCCACCATGTCCAGCTTTGCCGCAATCGCGTAAATGCTTTTTACCTGCCCCTTGTCAATTTCCAGCGCCCCCATGGCCGCGCCTCCTTTCCGTTTTATGCTTCCGGCTGCTCGCCGCTTACATCATAGTAAAATTCGTCGCGCGTGCGGATATACGCCCCTATGCTTTCCAGCACCTCGCACGGCTCCTTTTTCAGGGCCTCCCGGTCAAGGGCCTCCGTGGTCTTTACAAGCTCCTTGCGGCCTAGGGCCTTTAGCGCCGCAATGGCCTCCGCCACCTTGGCAGGCGCCAGTATCAGCCTGCTGGAGGTGCGGTAGCCCACCTTTCCAAAGGTAAGTACACGGCTTTTGCCGCAAAGCTCGGCGCGGTGCGCGTCCACATAGTCCTTTATGTCGCCTTCCAGCCGCTTGATACGGTTCTGTAAGGGCTGCGCGTTTTTGGTGTAGTCGTCCTTCAGGCCGTCAATGCGCCGGTCCAGCTCAACGCCCAGCTCTGTAAGCGCATACTGGCATTCCTTCAGGTCGCGCAGCGCCGCGTCCACCGCCGCCCAGTCACGCAGCACCGGCTCACTCGCCACTCGTTTCCTCGCCATCCTGTTTTCCCTCCGTTTCTTTCGCGTTTTCAACTCCTTCACAGCGTACCAGCGGCCGCCCCGATACTCTCATACCGCAGGCCCCGCCGTACAGCGGGCAGTCTTGACTGCACATATTTTGCACCTCCTTTTTGCCTCCCTCTGCATCTTCCGGGCTTGGGACCGGCCTGCCTTCCTGGCAGGGCTGCATTAAGGCGGGGCCGAAGCCCCGGTTGCGGTACTTTTCTTTTATGTCTCGCTCTTGGGTGGTTCACTGGCATGTGATATACTCTGGTTGGGGGTGCTTATATGCAGACTTTGGACAAACTTTCAAGGCGCATTCTTTCTGAACTTTCTTCACACGGAAAAACAAATTATTCCTGCGCTGTCGCATCTTCCGCACTTTTTTCAGGAGATACGACTATTCCTCAACTCGCTGTCACACTAAAGTCTAATGAAACCACCGTGCGGCGGGCCATTTCACACCTGATAGAGCAGGGCTATTTAACGCCCTTTGATATGACGCTTCCAAATGGCGGAAAAATTGTACTCGGCGTTTATCTTTCTCACAAAGGGCTGCACTATAAAGAACTCTCCGCGCTGGATAGGCGGCAAACACTTCTTAAAAGTGTGTGGCTTCCTATCCTTGTTTCTATTGCCACAAACATAACAGTAAGCGTACTGCAATGGTTGTGGCCGCTGATAATACAATGGTTATCCAGTTTTCACGGATGAACTTCCGCACTTTTCCCCCTCCTTTTGCCCCCCTCTGCATCTTCCGGGCTTGGGACTGGCCTGCCTTCCCGGCAGGGCTGCATTAAGGCGGGGCCACCTAGCCCCGGTCTGTCATGTGTTCTGTGCGCGCATCCGCATGCCTAACAGTGCAGCGCGGATGCGCGCATCGTTTTTTTCAATACACCAGCCGTCCTCGCACAGCACCTTCACTGGCGTCAGCCCATCGGCATATCCCTCCGCTGCTTCCTGCAGTGCTCGGCGCAGCTCCTCTGCTTCTGCTCCGTCAAATTCCAGTTCATTCACCGTAAGCTCTACTGTATATCTGTACCTCATGTGCCCTCCTGTGTTTTGCCGTGCGGTTCATCTCGTGTTTTTCGGTTCCCTGCGCTCTGCAAGCCATTCCTCAAATTCTTTCCTGTGCTGCAGGTATTGCCGCAGCAGCCGCAGGCCCCGCGCAGTGTTCGCTACTCCGTTCACCGCGCTCTGCACCACGCTCACCAGTATCTCCACCAGCACGCCCACTGCAATCGCCGTGCCTAATGTGTAAAACACCACCGCAGGCACAAGCAATGCCATCCGTTCCATTTCTGCGCCTCCCTAGTTCCAGCCTACGCCAAGGTGCACCGCCATGCTGTACAGCCCGTCATAGGTGATATTTTCATTGCGGACACTGTTGTTGTATACGGTTTTTGCCCCGCGCACGCCCCAGCGGCCTTTGGCAATCCCCAGCAAAAAGTCCAGCTCCTTCGCCCGGTTCTCCGCTGCCAGCCGGGGGAACAGCGCCCGGATGTCCTCCTTTTTCACCTTCTGCGTGCTGTAACTCCGGTTCATTTTAATTCTGGAAAACAGCTGCGCAAACTGCGCCTGCTGGCGGCCCATCATCCGGCTGTATACCTCTGTATTGCCTATCAGGCAAACCCCGTTGCCCGGCGTGCCCGTCACCGCGTCCGCGTCGCTCAGCCCCCGCAGCTCCTCCAGCGCGGGCAGACGCAGGTGCTGTGCCTCGTCAATAATAACCACCTTGTTTGTGCCTGCCAGCTTGTCCCGTATCGCCAGCATCATGTCCATGCGCCCGCGCATGTCCGGCACGCCCAGCGCACGGGCCAGCAGCTTGACAATGCAGCCTAAAGAGCCAGTAGTCGGCGTCGCCGTAATAAACACAGTGCTGTGCGGGTAGTCATGCAAAAACTTTCTGGCCCCCTCCGTCTTGCCGATGCCCGCATCTCCGTGCAGCACCACCATCCCGCGCTCCAGCTGGGCAAACTTGATGCCCTTGTATATGTCCTCGCTCACCGTCGTGGGCACATACCCCGTGTCAGGCAGGTAGGGCGCGGCCTGCTCCTCCACAGCCTCACGCGCCGCCTGCGTCTCAAAATACTCCCGCAGCTTGCCCTCCACATAGGCCGGGTCGCCGTGGTATACCTGGCGCCGCCAGTTGCTCAGCGCCGTCTGCGAGAGGCCCACCGCCTGCGCCATCTTGTTCTGGCTCATTCCGCTGCTTGCCAGATATTCCTCTACACGCTGCAGCAGCTCCTCGTCGTAGGTCTTATTCATCGTCATATCCTCCGTTTTCCTCTATGATGTTGTTAATCATGCGGTCTAGGTCAATATCGTCGCCCACCGCGCGCAGCAGCGGCTCCTCATATGCGCTGTGCAGCTCAATCAGCTTTGCCCCTGCCGCGGGCTCCTGCTCGCGCCGGGCCATGTTTTCGCGGGCTGTCTCAAGCGCAAGGTCAAGCCGCGTGCTCGGCCCTATCTCCCGCAGCGTCATGGCCGCCATCCGCTCCGCCGTCTGCCTCTCGAAGCCGCGTATCGTTTGCTGCGCCGCCTTAACCTCCTCGGCGCTGGCTCTGTATTCCAGCACCATCCGGCTGTCTGCGGGCAGCTCTGCAATAAAGCGGTCGTCCTCGTCGTAGGCCCGCACATGGCTCAAGTCCAGCGGGTCATACCGCAGATATACCTTCCGTCCTTGATAATGCAGTACAAATTCGTCCGTGCGGTAATACAGCCTTGTTTGGCCTATGGTAAGGTACACGCCCGGCCTGTCCACTTTTATGGCCCGCGTGCTGCGCATCAACAGCAGGTTCAAATCCTCCTCGCTGCGCGGCACGCGCTTGCGGTGCAGGTTTTCCTTGTATACCTGCGTCCGGGGCTTGCCCCGGTCTGCCAGCACCGCGCCGCCGTAGGGCTGCTCGTTCAGGTAGCCCTCCAATAACTGTTCCACGGCCTCCGTCAGCTCCAAATCCGTGGGCCCCTTCCCGGCGCGCAGCAGCTTTTCCAAATTCTCCGGTTTTTCCAGCACGTTGCCGCCCGTGAACGTCTCAAACAGCCGCGAAATGCGGTTTTTTACGTCCAAAAAACGCCGCTCAATAATCTTTGCACGCGCGTTTTTCACTTGTGCGTTCATCATTTCGATGCCCAGCCGCTGCAAAATCGTGGGCGGCTCGTGCCTGCCCTGCGCCGCCTTGCTTTTTTTCCTGCGGTGGCCCAGTCCGCCCAGGTCAAAGGTCAAAAACTCGCGCCCGTTGTCCACATAAATCACATCCGGTATGCCGTACCGCTGTATACCGCGCCGCAGTGCTATCACCGTGCTTTGGCTGCTGGGGGCCGTCGTGACGTATACCCCGGTAAAAATGCCGCTGCGGGCGTCGTAAAAGGCCGTTAAGTACAGGCGGTGCGTGCTCTTGCCGTCCCGGCTCATAATGTCAAACGTGTGGTTGTCTGCCACCCATATCTCATTACTTGCCATGTTGTCATACACGCGCCGCACATACGGCGCGCAGCGGTCGCGCAGGGCCTTCTTGCCCTCTCGGCCCAGCTGCTGCACTGCATACGGCACGTCCTTCTCAATGTGCCGCATAAAGGTGCTGTAGGTGGGTATGCCGCCCGCCAGCGCCGGGTAGTGCTTGCGCACATATTGCACTGTCGCCTCGTAGCACTCCCGCGCCTTTGGCTCCCGCAGGTCAAGGTAAAACGATAAAAACCCCTGCCACACCGTT